TAACTGAAATGGCAAAAGTTTCCCCGGCAAGGGGGATAAAACGGCGGGCGGCGATCGCGACTTCCCCTTTTGAATTGACGGTCCCGACGTTGTTTCCTTCCGCCCGGTCCTTTACGTCCGTGGGCGCGCTCGACGGAATGCCAAGACTTAAGCGAACCCCGTTGACCTTGATTGCTTGATACCACGACAACATAATCCCGGTTAAATATAAATTGACAGGGCGTTTCGCTTTTTTCTTCGCCGGATATTTTTCGGGGTTCTTATATCCTTTAAAGCGCGTCCCGCCTTCAACGGACTTGACGGGACTTACGCCCCCGTTAATAAGGCGTTTTATTTCGGGGACGACTTGCGCGTTCATGTCGCCTATAAACTTTTCGTTGACCGTCTTTAAAAGCCGCGCCCGAACGTCCGCCGATATATTTGATTTTATTTTTACTTTGAACATTGAAGAACCGTTGTTTTATCCCCGGGTTCAATTTTACAGCTTTCGAAAGTTATATTATTAGATTCGATTTGTTGCTTCATAAAATGCGCTAAGACTTTAATCATTTCGCGAACGCCGAATTTTTCTTCGGAAGTTATTTCGATAACGACACGCTTCCCGTCGTCGTATGCTTTACATTCTAAATTATATCCCATCGCCGCCCCCTCTATATTAAAGCAAGTCTATAAGGTTTAAGTTCGAAAGTATATCCGTCAAGTCTTCATTTCGGAAAACCGAAAGCCGAAGTTCCGTCCGGTTCATGGGTCCGAACACTTCCCCCAGTTTGTCGTATAGTTCTTTTTTTGTTTCAATGTCTTCGAAGTCTGATTCTTTTATCGTTTGTTCTTCGGCCACAATATCGGCGATGATCCGATCGACTTCTTTCGTAATGTTTGACTTATATGATTCCCCTTCGTCCGGTAAGAATTGCCGAAGGGGAAGTTTAGACTTACCCGAAAGATTATTGTGTCCGTCCGCCGCGCCCGCCCGTTCCCCGTAAACGCCGATGGATATTCCGTCTTTGTTTCCTTCGAAAGCGATTTCGTCTTTCATCGTCCCGTCGAATTCTAAGTTCGCTTCGGTTGACCCGACTTCTTCTTTTTTTCGTTTCTTATATTTAAGGGAGAGTGAAGGAAAATTCGGCGCGCCTTGAACCGGGGATTTCTTTTCGCCCATCGACGCTAACGTTTGTTCTACAAGATATTGACCGACTTCTTCTTTGATCCGGTCTTTCGCCGCCTTCGGAAGTTTACGCCCCTCGAATAGGTCAATGTCGACCGACGTTTCACTCTCCGAAATTGTTTTCCCGACGACTTTCATTTTGTTTCGCCTTAGTTAAAAATGGGCCTACATGTCTTCCATGCCCGGCCCATTTTTGGGATTTACTTCTTTCCCCCCATCCATGGTTTTGTTTTTTTCTTCGGGGATTCCTTCCCCTTCTTTGCTTTCGCCTTCGACATACAGATCACCCCCTAAGTTTTGTGTCGCTTTATCTTGCATCATTTTTTCTTTTATACGTTGTTCGATTAATTTTTGCAGTTTTGATTCGGCTTGTTCTTCCGATAGCGACGGATCGTCTTTCATCAAAAGCGTGATCATAGTATCGATCCCCATGTCTTGACGGATTTTCAAGTTCTCAAGTTTTTCTTTCTCGGACATGATCGGCGACGGGTCGTTAAACTTTAAATTAAAATTTTCTTTGAAGTCCGCGGGAAGTTGAAGTCCCTTGAGTTCGTCCACAAGTTGATTGTCCGTGTAGGTGATAAGGACTTGGTTGATCGCTTCCCACATGTCCGGTTCTTTGTCGATGAACACTTGACGTTGATCTTGAATATCTTCTAACGATTCCGCCTTGTCGATAATTAGCGCGATCCCTGACGGAAGTGTATTCCCCCCGGATAGTTGGGTCGATACGCCGGATGTCGACAAATTGTTCGTCGTTAAATATAGGGCGATATACATTTCGATCAATCCGCGAAGGTCGCTTAGTTGGGGATTCGCATTCAAGAACCCCATTTTCGGTTCGGCTTGTTCGTCCTTTTTATATTCGGCGATGATCGCTTTTGTCGGTCCGACTTTAATTGACCGTGGAAGATTTTCGCCCGTCATATAAAACTGGCCGTAACCTTGAACGGTTCCGACGTGTAGTGTATGCGTCACCATGGCATTAATCAGGACCGCGCCGTCGATCAAATCATTTCCGCCTTCCGCCCAGAATGCGCCGTCTTGATCGATGCCGAAATTAATATGATTAAAAACTTTTAGCGGGTTCAAGTTGTTCGGATTATTTTGATCGGGGATGATTTCGCCTTTTGGGTCACATGTGAAATGGTAGTTCTTAGACCAAAAGACATAAGTTTTTTGCGGGCCTTCGCCTTGCTTTTGGTCGTCCTTTGAATCGGCGATAATTTGATCCTTGCCGTCCGGCTTCGACAAAGAATTCGAAGGCGACGACCCTAGCGCGGCGTTAGCAAGGGGGACGGGCGATCGCTTCCCGTCCATGGTAAGAAGCGAAACGGCGGGCGGTTGATAGTCCGACAAGACCACACACAACGCCTTCGACCGATCATAATAATCTTCCACGATGTCATATAAGTAAGGGACAAGGACTTCAAGCTTGACCCCCCATTTTAAATCGGCTTCGGTTATGCCGTACACTGGGCAAGGTTTCACAAATAAGTCGACGTTCTTTTCAAGCTTCAAGAACCGATTCGCCTTCTTGACTGCGGAATTAACGTCAAGACGCTTTTCAAGTTCTCTTAAAATTTCCGTTGCTTCTTCATCTTCGTTGATAGACCTTTCGCATCCGTTTGAATATACCCGCGCAAGTTTATCAATGACCTTCTTGACGATTGAAATATTTGAAAGCGCGTATCGCATTTCTTCAACCGTTTCGACATCGAATTGACGAAGAAGAAGATCGACAACGTAAGCGGACGTTTTGTCTTTATAACATTGATAGCGTTTGTATGCGTCGAACTTGCGGACAAGGTTTTCCCGGCCTTCTATTTCTTCTATGATTTTCGCCCGGGTCGCTTGGTTCAAAAGATCGCTTTCGGTTTTAATTCTCATATTATCTTATCCTTTGTTGTGTAGTCGCTTTTGGGTTTCCGCTAAACGGGAATAGTATGTCACACATGTAATCAAGGCCGTCGGAAAAATGGGTCAAGGACGGATTGTCTTTTACCTTTTCAAGCGTGACGATATTTTGTTCAACCGCTTCAAAGTCTTTTTTTATCCCCTTACACTTGATAGGGTGAAATTTTATCAATCCTTTGTCAAGTAAGTTGTTGACGTTTAGTTGTCGAGTACGAAAAGACGGGGCGACCGTCTTGACCCGGACTTCATATCCGGCGTTTCTAAGAATTGTCACGTCGGGGAAACCTTTCGTCGACCGCGCCTTACCTGCGGGGTCCGGGTATATGATACAATTCGCCGGAAGATATTTTCGCGCCTTCATTGCATCGATCATATTTTCCGTTCGGTATCCTTCCGACCCTTTTAGTTCAATTTGATCAACGCCCGCTAATCCGAAACCGTCGTACCCCCAGATCGTCGCACAAAATGGATCGACGTTAAAGTCCATCGATACATGAAATTGAACATAATCTTCGCGCTTTAAATTTTCATTATGATTTATCCGGGGATTATAAGAATAATAGAAAAGATTGTCCGCCATGTTGACCCATAGTCCATCCCGAAACGTCATGATCATTTTTTTATCATAAGCGGATTCTAAGTTCTCAAGATAGAATTCATGAAGATTGTCGGCGTTGTCATCGGTCCGCCCGTATATGATTCGAAGCTTATCTTGCATCAACTTCGGCGGGGATTCGATAAAATATTCGTAATACTCGGACGCATAACCTTCGGGCGTTCCGACCGAACAAACTTGTAAGATTGGGGCGCGCTTAACACGAACGCGCCCGATGATTTCTTTATATTTCAAAAGCGGAATCAAGGTCACTTCGTTGATAAGCGCGAACGCCCAGTTCGGACCGCGGATCGACTTGTCCGCCGATGCAATATAAAGTTTCCCCTTCGACCACGGAAAAGTAAAATAGTGATCCGTCTTATGGTATTGATAAGGAATGCGGTTCAAGTCTAAAATTGATTCCATTTCAGGGAGAACGTCTTTTTTAAATTCTTGGAAGTCGGGGCATACGAGTCCGCCCGGGTAAGGTGCATTTAGTTTCGAAAGTTGTAACGCCTTCATGACGACCGCGTAGGTCTTCCCGCCCCCGAACCCCGTCGACATGTGAAGGAACCGCGTCGTCAAGTCTTCATGAAAAGACTTTTGATGTGGGTTCTTTTTGTATTTGATTTTATATTTGTGCAAACATGCGCCCCTTCAAAATGTCACGACTGTTTTATTTTTAGTTTAACAAGTGTGAAGCATCCTTTGAAGGGGCGACGATGAACGAATATGCTTCCACAATTATTCGTCATCGTCAACGAATTCTAGTTCCGCTTCTTGTCCTTCACTGAATTCATGGTCGCCGCCGTCTTGAACGTATCCCGCGGCGTTCTTAAGCATGAAAAAAAGTGAGTTCTCGCGGACCCCTTGCATTTGCCCGAAGGCCGAATGTCGAAGGGCGCGTTTATAATACGCATCGTAGGCGGGTTTCCCCATTGCATAACACTCGGCGAATTCAGGTTTCGTGTCGATCCAATCGTTGAACATGGAATAAGTGATCCCCCATGCCGCGCATATTTCAGACCGGGACGACCCTTCTTGCATGTGCTTTAATAAATCTTGCGGGTGAAAATCTTTGTCGTATAGGTTTTTACTTTTATGCGCGCAACGGATCGCGGGCGGCGGTCCTAGGTAAAATAAAGGTTGACCGGGTTTCAAAAGTCCTTCGACTTCCGGTTTCT